CTGTTATTTTATCTATTGCGTGAAGTACGGTAGAGTGGTCTTTGCCTCCTATATAAGCTCCTATCTCTTTTAAAGTAGCTGAGGTATTTTGTTTAGATAAATAGCAAAACATATGTCGAGCGTCTACTAAGTTGCGAGGGCGTTTAGTGCCTCTTATATCCTCTTTGGTTTCATTATAGTACATTGACACTATCTCCATTATTCGCTCAAAGTATAGCGGTTCTCCGTTGCTCATTTGCATCGTAGTACCTAAGTTATGCTTATCTCGCATACTCTCTATTCTTTTATCCATATAACCTCTTGTTTTTAAGGCTTTCTCGTAGTCTGCTATAAGCATTCCCATAGCTATTATAGTTTGTTTAGCCTCTCCCAGCTCTCTCTTCATTACTCTCTCACTCATATTAACGTCTTTATGTATTCTCTACTAATTTTAACTCTCTCTATTAATTTTTCTATCACTTCTATATCGTATTCTATGTTAAAAGTTTTTATCCGATATTTACTCGCTACCTCTGTATAGTCTTGCGGCTCTTCGTAGCTTAAATGTTCGGGAGTATTCATAAGTACGTAGCAAAGAGTGGCTTTACGTTTACCCGTTAAGTGCATATAGACCTGAAGTTGGTGGAAGTAATCCGAGTTTGGTATTTCGTCTTCAAAGAGTGGAAAGGTAAAGCAGTCCCAAGAGCTTTTAATATCTACTATCGTATCCTCTAACATTACGTCAGGCGTGCCACAAAAGTACTCGTCCTCGAAAAACTCTTCGTTTTTTATCGCGAATAACCAGCCAAGCTCTGCGGCTGCGTAGTCTATTGCTGAGTCTTCTACTGCGTTACCTTTGTCTAAGTACTTGCTTTTTATTTGCTTACGTATGCCGTAAATCTCGGACTTTAGCCACTCTTGTAAATGGCTTTTAGTGGTTTGACTTAGTACCTCGCCTTTTGAGCGAGGGTTAGTCATAAGTTTGCCAGCCGATGAGGCTCTTTGCTTAAATTCCTTTAAGTGCATTTTCGTATTTTAAAGCGTTAATGTTACTGATAGCATAATGCTCTTTTATTTTTGTAATCGTTATGCCTTTAGCAAGAGCAGCCTTCCAGGTATTATCGTTTTCGTTAATCCAAGGCTTAGTACTTTTTACCGCTTGGCTTGCGGAGTTAGCGTCATCGTCTTCAGCTTGTAAGCCTAAAAGACTTTGTAGGGTGTATCGTCTGTAATAAGTAACCGCAGAGCCTAACTTTTGTGGGTCGTCCATATTAGGTAAAGCGATTGAACTCGTAACGGTCTCTCCTGAGTCGGTGTCGATAATTTGAGAGCTTACCTCGCCATTTAAAATAGGCTGGAGTAGTAGTAGACCATTCTTTTGTAGTAATGGCTCTGTATGTCTTAAAAGCCCGTTGATGTCAAAGTACTTAGATTTGAAAAAAGGGTTGGTTTCGTCTTTAGAAATAGCTCCTATCTCTTTTTTGACTGCTGCTAATTTGTTGTATATTGTCATAATTGTTTATTTTTGCTGAGTTATTGTTAATGATTGTTTAGAGGGGTAGCTACGGCTGCCTCTTTTTGTTGGTAGTAATCTGCTAAGGTCTTGCCGTTATTATTAGCGTTACGTATAGCTAACTTTATTATATCGGTCAGAGCTGGCTCGTTAAAATCTGTAATCTTACGCTCTCCGCTTATTACGGTGTTAAGAGTATGTACACTTATTATGTGCCTCTCTGCTACTACCTGGCGTTCTGCTCGAGTAGTATTAGCTTTTATAGCTCTTGTTAATTGTTTGCCTAAATATGGTTCGAATTTCATAACTTCTTAGTAATTTTGGTTAAAGTCTCTACCTGGTCAGACCAGTAACAATCTTTGGTAGCTTGAAAGTTTTTTTCTGCTGAGGTAATTTTCTCCTCAAGGCATATCGCTACCCAGCTACGTTCTTCTAAGTTTAAATCTATTATCATTGTGTTTAATTGTTTTGCAAATATAGTATTTATTGTTAATACAAGGTTATTTTATTTTAACTTGTACGTTTATTTTTTTCTTTTAATTTTAAGTCTATAAGTTCAAGTATGCAGACAAAGCCTATCACAAAATTAATAGTTCCGTAAACCTTGTAGTCGCAAATTGCGACCATAAAACCAAGTGGCATTAATATAGTTCCTACTTTTAATATTTGTTCTTTCATAATTTTAGTATAAAGTGTAATTTAATCCTGATAATTCTAATTCTTTTTCGATATTGTATAGCATATCTTCGCTTTCGTAAATGTCCTGGTATTCGTCATAGCTAAAGCCGAGCTTTTTACTTGTTTTTTCTAACCACTCAGAGCCAGCGGTAAAGTCTTTAGGCGCGAAGGTGATTTGTATTCTGTTCATTTTACTAAATAATAAGAGTTAGATGTTGCTAAAAAATTAAACCAGTCAGCATCGGTATTATGCTCAAGCTCCTCGAAGGTAGCTTTTGAAAACTGCGAGGTGCGGTACTTACTATCCTTTACTCTTATAGTGAAGGTGCGGTCTTTTTGATTTGCTTTTACGTTCATTTCTTTGTTATTGTACTGCAAATATAGTATTAAACTTTAATACCAAACTATTTTTTATTTATTTTTATTTCTACCATATCGTCAGCTCCTTTACTACTGGTTATTAAAATACTCTTTATTACTTTGTATCCATCACTCTCGAATATTATATCCTCTATCATTTTTACCATAGCCACGCAGTTAGAAGCGTCTAAGGGTCTGCTTTTAAAAGTGAAGTGGTATTCTGTATCGTAACTCTCAGAGGCTGGCAGCACCTCCTTAAATTGGCTTTTAACTATTAGAATGTAATTGTCTTTTAGCTTTTTACGGAACGACCAATGCTTTGAACTATACCAAACATTAAGCGAAACTTTCGGGAGGTCTTTTAAAATTATTTTCATTTAACTACAAATTTATTTTTTTATTCGGATTGTATTTTTATATTTGCAGAGATATTAACCGTTAGGAGGTTATTAATTAAAGATATTTAAAGACCAAGCTTTAGCAGTAGTCCTAACCTACTTCTAAGGTAAGGTCTTTTTTTTTATTAGTTTATTGGTTAATCTTAAAAACCATTATAAATTTATGAGTAAAATTAAAAAGTTATTTTTTGATTATCAAGACCAAACAAATTTAGAAGTTTTTTCATCAAAAAGTGAAATTGTGATTGTAATTAGCGATTATGAAGGTAGCCATTTTATTGAGCTTGACATATCAACAGCTATATCACTTAGCAAGGAGTTAAGAAAAGAAATTAATATAGCTAAAACTTTTAACGAATATGAATAACGAGTTGAATAGTTACGAGCTAAGCAGAAACTTTATAAACTTTGCTTTTGATAATCCTGAGAAGATAAGCCCTAACCATTACGCTATTTATTTTTTTGCGATAGAGCATTGCAATAGATTAGGATGGAAGACTAAATTTGGCTTTCCTACGATGATGGCTTGCGATGCAGTAGGCATAAAAAAGCCTCAAACTTTTATTAAGTATTTTAACGATTTAGAAGACTGGGGTTTTATAAAAGTAGTAGAAAGGTCTAAAAATCAGTACTCAGCTAACATAATTAGCTTAATAAGTGCTACGCCAAAAAAAGGCGAAGCAATGGATAAAGCAATGGTAAAGCACGCGGCAAGCAAGGGGCAAAGCAATAGCCCTATAAATAAACAAGTAAACAATATAACAATAGAACAAGAAATAGATAGCAGTAAACTGCTTACTCTTTTTAATTCTCTTTTAGGAAAACAAGCGAAAGTAGTAAACGCAAAAACTAAGACTCAGATAAAACAAAGGTTAAAAGAAGGATACACCAAAGAGGATATTGTAAACGCTATACGCAACGCAAGCAAAGACCCTTTCCACATAGAATCTAATTATAAATACCTAACCTTAGAATTTTTGACTAAGCCTGAAAAGCTCGATAGATTTGTAAATATGGGAGACTTTAAAATTAAAACGCAAATCCTATGATAAAGTCAAGCAGCGAAATTTTAGACCAGCTTATGAGCCTCCACAAAAACGGATTACCCGAGGGAAGCAGAATAGGCTTAAATTCTTTTGATAGTCAATTAACATTTGTTAAAGGTGGGTGTACAGATATAACGGGCTACCCTTTCTTCGGTAAAAGCCTTTTTTTAAAGGAGATAATGATGGGTCTTACTTTAAACCAAGGTTGGAGGCATTGCGTTTATATGCCTGACGATGGCAGCGATACAGAGGTAATATCTAACCTAATGCATAAACTAACTGGCAAGACATTTCAAAAGGACTATCCTAACACAATAACCGAGAAGGAAATAAGTAAGTATAGTACTCAACTTTGCGATAGCTTTAAGTTTATCTCCGCAGAGCATAATATAGAGCCTGAAGCCTTTTGGAACTACGCAAAAGAGAATAAATGCACCTCAGCAGTTATAGACTCCTGGAACTACTTAGCACACAAAGGCGAGCCAACTAACGCAGACTATTTACGTAAGATACTTTCTCTACGTAACCGCTTTATGGATATAAATAAAATGCACTCTTTCATAATTATACACCCTAAAAACCCTGACCCAAAGCAAGTTAAAGACGGCTCAGTAAAAAAGCCCAGCGTATACGATTTGATGGGCGGCTCTGAGTGGAATAACAACGGCAGAAATATAGTAGTAGTTCATAAAGAGTCAAAAGACAACCACCAACCGTATAAGATAACCGTAGATAAAGTTAAGCCTAAATACTATGGAGAGCTTGGAGAGTGCGTATTGCATATTGACTGGGCGAGCCAAAGGTTTTACGAGTTTGACCATATCCACAATACTAAAAAATATGCCTACGCTACTGAAGAGATAGTAGTAGACCCGATTAAAGATATTTTTGCAGTAAGTAACGACCAACCTTTTTAAATTATGACAGACCAAGAAGCTAAAGAGATTTTAAACAAGCCAGCTATCTGCAAAGAGGCGGAGCGTTCAGTGCGAGATATGAAGATTAAGCTCGCTAAATACTCAGGCGATAAGACAGAGCAAACTAAGCATTTGCAGAACTTAGATAATTTAATTAACTTAGCCTATAAGCAAGCCGTAGATATAGACGCTTACGAGGAGTTGTTAGCTACTTACCTTTTTAAGATGGGAGAGCAGCAAGCTAAAATAAGGGAGTTATGCGAGCTAAATGCAATGGCAAATAAAATAGTAGAGCTATAATTATAAACTATTTATTCACAATATGAACCACTTTTATACTTCAGACGATGAGCGAGTATCCAAGAGTACAATAGACTCAAGAGTAAGAGATGCAAAGAGTAACGCACTAAGCGAACAATTTTGGGAATTTGGATATAACTTTTGCACCGATTGCTTAAGCTCTGCTGGTCGTTTAGATTGCTCGCATACGATAAGCGTAGACGAAGCACAAAAGACTCGCAGAACAGAACTTGCCTGGGACGTAGATAATATAAAAGTAAGGTGCAGAGATTGTCACTTAAAACACGATAGCAAAAGCAGAATAAAATGAAACTAAAAAATAGTATGAAAGGATTAATACAAGTAACCGCTACCAAGGGAGGGCGTACAATAACAAGCGAGGTCTTCGGAGATATGGGAGACAAAGAAACTTTGTTCGGTCAGCTAATGAACCGCCACAAAATAGTACACAACGAACGCCACTTATGGAAGCTGAGTAGCGTAGTAATTAACGAAGAGGTAAACTTATGACAAAAAAAGAACAGATAGCCCACTTCGGTTATATAACTGGAGAGATGGAAAAAGTCTTATTCAGCAAAGGAGATGACTACGCCAATACCGATAGACTCAGTAACTTTAAATTAGCTGGAGCTATAACGGGAGGCAACGCAAGAACTAATTGTTTAAACCTAATAGCCACCAAAGTAGCAAGGCTTGGAGTACTTTTAAACTCAGACAAAGAACCTAATAACGAGAGTATAGAAGATAGCGTCTTGGATTTAGCAAATTATTCCGTACTTTTGTGGATGATAATAAACGAAAATAAATAAATAACAAAATGGAAAAAACAGAAAAAGTATTTGCGGAGGGTTTTATGTTCAAAATGAAACCTAACTCTCCTGAGTGGGTAGTAGGTAGCTTAAGCCTAAAAGCAGACGAGGCAATAGCCTTTATTCAAAATAACACCGATAAAGGTTGGGTAAACCTAAACGTTAACATAGGCAAAAGCGGTAAGCCTTACGTAGAGCTTGACACTTGGAAGCCAACGCAAGCGGCTACGACTACTCCAGACCCTGAGTTTAATTCCGAAGGGCTACCCTTTTGAGATTACAAGAGATATATTTCGACAAGAGCATTCGAGATTATGCTCTTAAATTAACCAACAACACCCAAGAAGCCGAGGAGTTAGTCTCCTTGGCTTTTGATATTTGTAGCCATAAGCCCCCAAAAGAAAATA